CAGTTTTTATTATTCTTATGTTGTTTCAAAAAATAAGAGTGCAATGGGTGACCATACTTTCCAAATATTCCAAAAAGTATTTAAGGAACAGGTGAAAGGTTATCAAACTTTGGAAGAGAAGAATATTCCTATCTGGGGCTTGTTAGAACAACCAATAGAGCATAGGTGGGATTATGCATTAGAGAGGAAATCTCTAGAGCTATGTTTACTTTCTCTTAAAGAGACACATGGTCCTTTGGTTATGGAAATGATAAAAAAAAGCATATATAGAGATCTATTAAGGATAAAATTCTCAGATTTAGCCACTCTAAAAGCTAGTTCAAAGGATTATACAGTTGACATGGAGGCACCAGATCCTATAAAAGGTATGACAAGAGATGAATATATGAGAGAGTATAGGAAAAAGAATAAAACTCTCATAGGGAAACGTCCCAGAGTCATAACTAAGTTAGTGAATTTAATAGATGAGTATAAGGAATCAACTAAGGATGATCTACCAACTGTGATTTCTCTATCTATTTGGTGTATGGAAAATTTACTTAAAAGAGATTACATCATGTGTGATCTATTTATAAAGGATCAGCATAATGGGGTAAGAGAGATTCATGTTCTAGAAATAATGGCTAGAATTATTCAATTCATTGCTGAGAGGATATCAAAGAGTATTTGCAGGTATTTTGAGAATGATAGTGTGTGCAATCCAGAGTGTAAAAAGAAGTTTTATATGGATCATGAAAGGGAAGCTGATAGTTCTGTCAGTAAACATTTAACAATCTGCAAGTCTGCTGATGCTAGCAAATGGTGCCAGAGGAATCATGTATCTCAATTCTTTTATGAGTTGATGTTTTTCTCACCTAAAGAGTTCCACTCATTTTTATACTGTATGTACTATCTATGGACAAAGAAAAGAATAGCAATATCACCAGAGCTGTTAGCAAATTTGGATAGAAATAGAAATACTTATAGCACAAATGTTGATTACAATTATATGAGGAAGGCTTTCCATGAGGGATTGAATCCTTTCCTAGAGAAAAGAGGATTAGTTATAGAAACCCCTTTTGGAATGTGGCAAGGTATTTGTCATTGTGCTTCATGCTTAAAACATGATATACATCATCTAACATGGAAAATATTATCTTCAAGTTTTCTAACAAATAATCTTAAACTACCTCACTATATAACTGTCATACAAGGTAGTGATGATTCTGGTGCTATGATATCTATACCTCATCATAATATGGGACTTGTGATCTTAATTATTGGACTATTGTGGTGGAAAGAAGAATTATCTAAATATTCTAGCATTTGGGCAAGTATACCTAAGTCCTCTATTGGTACTGTGAATCTGATTGAATATAATTCTGAGTGGTACTTCAATGGCAGAAATATACGTCCAACTTTTAGGTGGAATAGTGCTTGTTTAGAGACTGCATTAACAGAGAGACTTGCAGCTAGAACTGAACAGTTTTACAACTCTCTTTCTCAATCCCTTGAAAGTGGTTCTAGTCTTCTGCTGTGTGCTATAATCCAATTGTTACAGGCAAAATTGCATTATCAACTGATGGGATTAAGTACTAGTTTGTTAAGTTTTGAATGCATGAAACATCTTAAAAGAACAAAGAATGTTTCATTAGGGTATTTCCCCTTAGAGATTGATCATATTGCAGGTATAACAGGGTTTGATTACCAATTATATTTACTAAGTAAGAGAGGAGTAGAAGTTAACAACTGGGAGATAGAGTCTCATGATTCCAAGAATAGTATAATCTATGATAGTAAAGTGGACAAGATTATAAGGGAAGGGCTCAGAAATTACACTATTAAGTTCTCCAATGTGCAAAATTATTTTGAAGTTTTGCAGAAAACTGGTTTACCTAGATTAGCACAAGTTTTGGAGAAATTACATAATTCCCCTGAGCTGTTATATGCAAATCTCAAAACTTGGGAGCAAGAGGAAATTAAGATGATAATGATGTTAGAGAGTTCTTCAGTTAGGGCAAGCTTATCATCTCATCAACCTACAGCTAGAATGATGTCTTCTAGTGCCTATTTAATAAATACTCCATGTGTATCTGCATTTGCTAGTGAGGGGAGATTAATTAAAAAGAGCTTGTTATCCTGGTTAAAATCCTCACATAGTGCTATTTTCCTCGAGGATGGACTAGAAGATGCTTCAGATAAATCAAAATGGTTTTGCAATCAATCACAATACAAAGAATTCTCTAGATTTATCAAATCACTGCAAGGCAATGTTTCATATCAACCAGTTAATATGAGGAAATCAGTGAGAGTTGAAGTATTGGTTTGGGGAAGTCGGAATAATGTAGATGTCCCTCTAATAGATGTTGTTAAAAGAAAATGGTTCCATATGAGAACAGTGCACTGTGGAGAAACAGCATTTAATATAATCTGGAAAACTTATTGCATTAAATATCCATTCTTAAGAAATAGTTACAAGGAAACCATGGAAAACTTGGGACT